ACCAAAGATAATCAACAGTCCATTGTGTGCCGCTAACGCTACAATCTCGTCGTAACCATCAGGCCACACCTTAGATATGTCTATTTTACCGCTAGTGCCTCCGGACCAGTCATGGCCGATCAAAAGGTCAGACCAGTAAACAGTAGACTTGTTTCCAGTAACGTCTGCTGTCCAGAGCCTTCCATAAGCCGCTAGGACTTCGTTACCGTACATAGCAGACGTGACACCAGCTGCACCAGAAACGCTGCTGAGCGTGATTACAGAGCCTCCTGCGTTGTCATACACAAGGGGTTGGAACCCACGTTGAAAGAAGTAGATCTTGTCGTTAAAATCTACAAGCTTCCAGTTGTTTGCAGTAATGCTGTATCCACCGGGAGTTTCGTCAACCAGTGTAGTCGTGCCGCTAATAATCTTATTGTTACCAACAGAAAATATCTTAGTGTTTCCTGCGTTGTCCTTGAACTCTTTGATAGATCGTAATGAGTCAGTACCAAGGACAGTCTTGTTAGTTGTTACGACAGTGTGGCCTTTACGTGCAGCAATACGACCACGTTTGTCAATCACAGCGTTGTCTGCAATTTCTGCAAACGACGGGTCTTGAGCCAACGGCGAGTCTTCGGTGTTAACACCTTTAAACGCCGGAGCTACAAGATTAATACTTTGCAGTTGTTGAGCCATATTAAATAGTCCTAAATACCATCTCTTCAGGGTGCTTTGCTGCGTCTATAGCAATAGCGTCAGACAAGAACTTATCAGCAATACTAAAGTACTCAGCAGTAGACGTACCACCTGTTTCACCACGTTCACGCGCTAACAAAGCTACTGCATAATGAATTACAGGCATTGCGGGTACAAGCAATGAATCATCGTTAACACTTAAGTCTGCTTGTCGCTTGACCACGTCAAACCGAAGGCTATACACATCATCCGGAGTTGGTCCTACAAGTACTTCTGTGTCACCACTAGAATCTAGACCGTTGTACGTGTAGTATCGTGGTGCGCCTTCTGCTGCACTGCTAATGTACAACTGTTCGTTAAACCAGTCTTTTGTCTGGTAGTCCATAAACAAATTGCTGGTGTCGTTAAGGACACACATGACTTTTACATTGTCACCACCGCCAGTTAGTGAGTAACTGTTGTCGGAAGCAGTAGTAGTTACAACAATGGTTTCACGCAAGGCGGACCAGTCTGTTGCTTCTTCTACTACCTTCTTAGCGTCATTAATAAAGTCACCCACCATCTTGACATAAGTTGTGCTAGTGACTGACGTGGTCTCTTCTTCGCGCAACCGACGTAGTACATTGTTCATTAAATTAAGATACGTCATACCAACATTCCTCGTCTACGGGTACGCATTAATAGTTTTTGTGCTTCTTCATTGTAGTCTACAGCTGGTGTTTTGATAGCAAGCTGAGGTGCTTCTCTAGGACGGTACGTGATTCCTTTCATGAATTCTTCATACGGCGCTCTAGTAGGGGCAGCAGGAGCAGCAAACATTCCTCCAGCAGCTAAAGCAGTTAGTACGTTACCACCCATGATCTGTTGTTGTAGCGCTTGTTGCTCTTCACCGTACATTCTTTCAAAGTCAGCTTGACGTGTCAGTATTTCTTCACGTTGTTGTTCACCAAGCCCTAACCGAACATCCGTACTTTGTGCGTATTGAGCAAACGCCTCGGACTGACTAATTTGTCCCTGTCGAAGCGCTTCAATATTTACATTAGTTCCTTCAAACAACTCCTCAACATTTTCATCCTGAGCTTGAAACTGAGCAAACATATCAGAGCTTAGTTGAGTAATGTCTGCGTTAGCGGCAATAAGAGCTTGTTGTAAATTTTGTCGTTGTTGTGCTGCTTCAGAAAAACCAAAACCAGTAAACGCCTGTAAATCACTAATGTCTTGACTTAAGTTTTGTTGTACTTCGGTTAAGTTAAGACCAAGAGACGATAGTTGGTTTTCTAAGGCTCCTGTTTGTGAAGACATTTCTTGTAGTATTGCTGCGTCACCACCTGTGATTTCCGCTAACAATCTTGCTTCAGCTTCATCCAACTCTACAGCTTGTCCTTGAGACTGAAGTTGTAACGCGTTGTACAATCCCTGTTCAATTCTTAGCCTGTCTTGTTGTGCTTGAGAAAGACCCGTTGTTATTTGTTCTCCTAAACGAGACTCTACATCAGTTATGTTAAAACCTAAATCGCTTAGTTGTTGTTGTAATCCGCCTGTTTGAGTAGACAACTCTTGTAGTATTTCAGCGTTACCACCTGTTATTTCTGCTAACAAACGTGCTTCTGCTTCAGTAAGCGCTCTTAGTTGACCTTGCGCTTGTAAAGCTAAAGCGTTTTGTAAACTTTGCTCAATTCTACTACGATCTTGTTCGGCTTGTGTAAGTTGTTGTCCTACGGTTTGTTCAAACTCATCAAAACGCCCTGCTACGTCTTCTTGCAAAGAAATAAGATCAGTACCAAGCATTTCTAGCTCGCCACTAAGTCCACCTTCTACTGCTGCAAGAGACTGAATGAAAGAAGCTTCAAGTCCTGTAATACTGGCTAAAAACTCAGCTTCTTGGTTGCTAAACTGAGTAGCAATACCGTTAACAGCATCATCAAAGCGTTGATTAAGGTCAGCAAACTGCTCACCAACGTCTGTCTGAAAGAGAGCAAAGGTATCTTCAAACTGGTCAAATCTGCCTGCTACATCTGATTGAAACTCAGTTAAGTTAAAACCAAGGCTTTCTAGTTCACTTCTTAACCCACCTTCTGTAGCTGCTAACTGTTGCAGTACTGACGCTTCAACACCTGTAAGTTCTTCTAAGAATGTAGCTTCTTGTTCCGTAAGTTGTATAGAAAGGCCATTAACAGCGTCATCAATTTTATTGTTTAGTGTGTCAAACTGTCCACTAACGTCTGTCTGGAAAGCCGTAAAGGTGTCTGCAAACTCATCAAAACGTCCTGAGAAGTCTGTTCTAATGCTGTCTAGGTCTTCACCTAAGCCTAACAGTTCGTCTCTTAGGGCGCCTTCTGTAGCCGCTAACTGTTGAAATACAGAGGTTTCTAAACCAAGTAGATCAGCAGCAAACGCAGCTTCTTGCTCTGTAAACTGTGTAGCAACACCGTTGAGTACGTTGTCAATCTTGTCATTAAGATCATCAAAGCCAGCCTGTACGTCAGCAGAAGTAGCAAAACCAAAGCTGTCTACAATGCCACGTACATCACCCTCTGACAGTCCTTCAGGAAACTCTATGTTAGCGATAGCTTCGTTAACTACGTTGCCTACGTCTTCAAGAGAAATACCCTCAGGTATACCGTCAATAGCTTCTTGAATTAACTGTCGTACTTCTTCTGCAGTAGCACCTTCAGGTATAACAATACCAGAGATAGCATTGTTAACAATTTGTTCTACTTGCTCAGGGGTTGCATACCCAGCCTCTGCCAAGGCTTGTAACATACGGTCTTCTGTAACAAACCCTGAGTTAGCCAGTGCGTTAGTAATGTCGTCTGGAGTAGCATAACCTGCTTCTGCCAGTGCTTGTATTACCTGTTCTGGTGTAGCAAAGCCAGCACCTTCAATAGCCTGTTGTACTTGCTCTGGCGTAGCAACACCAGCCAACGCCTCTGTCAATTGCTCTTGTGTCAGGTAACCTGCATCAGCTAACTCTTGACGTATACGATCAAAGTTCTGCTCTGACAGTGTAACGCCGTTGATTTCAAAGTACTCAGCAATGTCCTCCATTGTAGGCATTGCGTCAAAGTCAGGCAGTGTCTCAACAAAGTTCTGAATGATTTGGTTGACTTGTTCTATTTGACCTGTAAACTCTTCGTCTATTTGTGCTAAGAAATCAGCAAACAAACGTTCAATATCAGTTGGAGTAGGCTCAGGCTCAGGTTCGTCTGTAGGAGGCTCTGGTTCAGGCTCAGGTTCGTCTGTAGGAGGTGGTTCTACAGGCGGCTCTACCTCGCCCGGCAGGTCATCTTTGTCAGGGTCTTCAATTGTACGAGGAATGTCGAAGTAGTCGTCTAAGAAGTAGTTGTACTGTGACTCTTCATCCATTAACTTCCAGTCACCGGGAAGTACGCCTCCTTCTTCTTCATAACGTGCTACTAAATCTTCTATAGAGTACTGATAGATGTCTTCTTCTAGTGCATGAAACGACAGGTCATCCAGCAGTGACTGATACGTACCAGAGTTAATTGTCTCTAGTCCAGTGTTTTCTAGCTGCTCTCTGGTGTACTGACCGTTAAACTCAAAGTCGAAGTCTTCGCTTTCGGCTAACTGAAAGTACTCATCGCCTTCACTGCTTACAAAGTAGTTGTTACCCCTGTTGGTAAACAAAAGGGTAGGGTCTTGTTCTGTTACTATTTCTTCTTCTAACGGAGGAAATAATTCTTCTGTTGTTGCACCGCTTTGAATTAGTATGTTTCTAACCGCACTGTAAACATTAGGCAGATTTTCAATAAGAATACCACCTAGTAAGTCAGGCATCCAACTAGGCAACAAATCAGGATAAGAACCTGTAATAACTCCAGCTAAAACACCTGATACACCTGTAGGATCTACTTCTCTTTCTGGTACAGGATTACCGTCTTCGTCTCTAACAATATTACCGTCTTCATCTGTTTCATAAATAATATTGCCGTCGTCATCTGTTTTAGGTTTAGTGAATATATCTTTAATTGTGTTTGTAAGAACAGTCCACTGGCCTTCTAGTTCACTAGACAATACTTCTGCTTCTTGTACAACAATAGCACCAATTTGATTTAAAACATCTCCTACAGACTCACCGCTTTCTATAGCGTCTCCAATTTGACCAGCAATATCGTTTACTTTGTTTATTGCTTGTCCTACTGTAGGTAAAAAGATAACACCAGCAGTAGGCATCCAGTTAGGTAAAGATACTCCGGGAATGTATCCTTTTATTCCGTTTAAAATATCTTCTAAATCGCCGCCTCTTTGTAATATTTGACCAATGTCTATGGTAACACCAGCACCACCACGAATAACTATCCCTGTAGATCCTCCGGGAATAGTAGTTGTTGTTACGGGAGTAGTAGGAGTCACTCCTGCAAAAGTCATTGCGGAGTTTGTTATTATCTGTTCAGTCTGAGGAAATTGTAATTCTTCAAATTCAGAAAGACGTTCAGGATCTGTTTCTAAAGCATTAACAATTTCTTCTGCTTCAAACGAAGACATTAAAACATTATAGTGTTCGGCAAATTCTTCATCTTCCAACAAATTAGAAGGAGTAGAAGCAGACATTTGTTGCCAGCTTATCTCACCGTTTTGATATAACTCAACAGTTTCTAAAAATAATTGAAGTTCACGAGCAAGCGCAGACTCTCTACTTGATCCTCCTGCTGTAGGATCTTCAACAGAAAACTGAGGAAAAGCTCTAATAATCTCTATAATATCTTCAATAGAGTATTCTATCTTAGGACCGGGATCTTCAATGTTAGCTGTTGTACCAGCATTAGGATCATACGGACCAGACTCTCCGGGCTGAGTTTTAGTTGGGTCAGAAGTAGGCGTACCAGTAGGCTCTGTTTGAGTTGTAGTAGTAGGCTCTTCTTTGACAATTACATCACCTGTTGGACTAGGTGTTATAGTGTCACCCGACATATTGGGAGGAACAATACCGTCTGTTTGATATTGTGTATACTTATAGGGATCAGTAGTAGATGTAGATGTGCTAGGCGTTAGTAATCCAGTTGATATTGTAGGCGCAGTTACATTTTGAAACGGCACACGCGAAATTGTACCTGCTCCGGGATTTCTAGCAAGATACTGTTTAGCTTCTTCTGCCGTATTAAATGTTCTATTGCCAATAACGTACACAAAGCCTGATGACGGCGTAGACGACTGGTTAGTAAACATTCCTTGATTAGTAGCTTGTACCATTTACTTTTCCCTCGATACGCCCTTGGTTTTTTCATAAGAGCGCATAGCGCCAAGACCAAGCATACCCAT